TTCCTGTGCTGATTGAGCAATATCTATCGCTACCTGGGCATCCTGAATTGCATTATTTGCTTCCTGTACTTGTGCTGTAGCGGACTCTATTGCTGTTTTAATTGGCTCTTGAGTAGTGGCAATTTGTACTGCTGTTTGTGTATCTGTATTAGGGAAATTGGCTTGAATAGTCTCAACTATGGCTGTAGACTCTGTTTGGGCTGAGGTTGAAAGTGTATCCTGTGCTGAATCTATTTTGGTTTGTACAGTTTCAACAGTTATTTGTACGGTACTTGTATCTGAAATAGGGGTTATGGAAGGACTTACCTGTACTGTAATTTCATCTGCATGAGCCGTGTCTGCGGGTACAAAGATCATCCATAGGGTTAAAAGTAGTCCTACAAAACTTGTTTTTAATAAAAATGATTTGATTTTTCCTTCCCCCTGTTTAGACAGATGTCTAATAGGGTTATTATATCATTTTATTATAAAAGAAAAAGGGCTGGCACTAAGCCAACCCTCTAACTTTATAAGTTAATTACTTACGCTTTGATGCAGGAAGCAACTTATTTGCTGCTGCCAAACGCTTTGTAAGTGATGCAATTGTGGCTGCATCTGTTGCTGCCTTAGCATCTGCTGCAACCTTTGCTGCTGCTGCATCTGCATTAGCCTTTGTAAGTGCTGCAGTTGCAGTTGCAAGATCTGCATTTGCCTTAGCAAGAGCAGCATTTGCTGCTGCAAGTTGTGCAGTTACTGAAGCAAGTTCAGCAGTCTTTGCTGTAAGTTCTGATACAAGATCACGAACTGTGGCAGTCTTAACTACAACACCAAGTGGTGCTGCAAGACCTGTTACCGCAGATGCAACTGTTGCTGTGGCAACAAGTGTTACTGTACCTGAAGCAGGAAGTGTAACATCCTGTGTCTTTGTACCAAGTGTTGCAACTGCAGTATCAGTTGTTAGTGAGTAAGTTGTTGAAGTTGTTGGAGTGATGTACTGAAGGCTGATCGATGCTCCGCCCTTAGCATTTCCAAATACGTCATAGCCAGCAACAGTAATTGTCTGAACTGTACCAGCAGCACCTGAAGTAGGTGATGAAACTGCGATGGTATTTAGTGCACCAGCAGTACCATTAAAATAATATGTTGTTACATTTCCACCAACAGAAACAGATACAGTACCTGCTGCAGTTGAAGTTGTGAAAACATAAAAATCAGCAGTGGTACCTGTACCTGTGCTAATTGATGCTGATGCTGAACCTGCTGAAGCAGTTACTGGTGCTGCAACGGTTGCAAGAGCAGTTACGATCTTACCATTTGTTGCTACCGCAGAAACTACTGTGCCTGTATCAAGACCAGTAAGAGCAATCTTAAGAGCATCCGCTGAATCTACAGAGTTATCTGCAGGAACTGGGAGTGCAATTGCAGTTGCTGCTGTTGTACCAGCAGTTGCAGGCGCTGAACCACCAACTGTTAAAGTTGTTGATACTGCAGCACTTGCAGGTGTTGCGATTAGTGTACCCAAGGTAATGGCTGCAACCAAACCAAGAGCGGTTTTCTTAAATGAATTCATTTATTCCTCTTTCATTATAGTAAATTGAATCTATCCAAATAGTCTTTTACTTCTTTTGGCATAGATTTATATTGTATCACGTCTTGGTTTTTTGTGTCAAATTCAACCTTTGGACGTTCCTTAAATGTGTGAATTTCTATCTCCCCAATGTTATTTTTAGGGGTATAGGATATAGCACCAAAAATAGAACCACACACAGCGTCAGCCAAGTCCTTAGATAATTTTCTAGGGTGGTCAACATTTTTTCCATTTTTGGTAATTTTAAGTTCTGTCAATTCTTCAAATAGAAGATCGACTGATGGCATGGCAAGGCGTTCCTCATATACTAACATTGCCATATCCTCATAGTGTTTTTTTCCTACAGAAACCGTATCAGTTCTCATACCTATTTGTTTTAATTCATTTTGGATATCAAATGATTGCCAGCGGTCAAAAGTAACCATTCCAATATTAAAACCAAGTCTTCGTAAATTTTGAATCCATTGCTTAACCTCAGATAGATCTACTGGGCCTTCTACTTTTGGCTCCCACCAGGCCACTGCATCTACTACAACAATTGGGGCAACCTGTTCATAATTATTAATAACTTGAATGTTGACCCACTTATCTACATGTGCAATAGCAACAGCACACTTGTCATGCTTTTGGGCTAAGTCAGCATGAACATAATAAACCTTTTCTGGATCTGGCTTAAATCCTTCATCAAATCTTCTAAACTGATCTAATGGATTTCTAACTGTCATAGCAGCACGAACTTTATCACGCTGTTTAAAGAATGCGTCAGACATATATGTAGGAACACATGCGAAGCGCTGCATCGCATCTCCCATGTCTGTAAAAAAGGCAATCTTAAAATCATCAATCTTTCTAGTTGGGTTTACCTCCCATGTAGGTCGTTTAAGCGCAAATACTCCAGGATACTTATAAGAAAGAATTTCATCTTCTTCCCATGAAATTTCTAGGCTATTTCCTTCTGCATCTTCTGGAAGATCTGGATTTAAAATAAACTTATGTGTTTTTGTAATAACTTGTTTATCTGCAATAACCTCATCATATCGTGTAGAAATAAAGTCACCTGGAAAACGAGGAAATGAGAGTAGTGCAACCTTTCCTAAATCAGGGAAACGAGAGTCTACAGAAGCACGGAAGGCTTTATAGATATTATCAGCAGTTTTACCTTGATCGTTTCCAGTTCCAATTTCTGTAGCAAAACCAGAAATCTCGTCAAGTACTGCCATCATGAGGTTCAAACCCTCATGTGATTCACGTTCTGAGTGACCAGAATAAACTGTAATAGACTTATCAAACTCAATACTTTCTGCCTTTGCATTAAACTTACCTGCAAACCAGGGAGATTTTTCAATCTTAGTTTTAAAGCCCTTAAAGAAAACATTCTTTGCCTGTTGAGCATTAATAGCAACGTTAATAATATCTATAGCATCTCCTGGTGGCTTACCATAATACCGTGCTGGATCTTTAAGGCACAACAGTTTGTAAACAATGTATGCACAACCTACTGTAGATGTATGGTCCTTACCACTACCCTTGCCAAGTTGTAGAATAATTTCATTCTTTGTATATTTTTGATAATGACGAGTTCCATCTTCCATACCCATCATTTGCTGTAAATCTTCTTTTTTATAAATCTGACTCATGGCTTCAACCACATCATATTGGATTTTTGATAATGGTGGTTGGTTTAAAAAGTCTTCCCCCTCAACAAATGTTTTTACATCAACTGGTTTTTCAGAAAAATGATTATCTTTGAGGGCTTCTAAAAAATCATCAAACATCATGCACCACAGTTATGACTTCATTATCCTTTGAAATAGATGAAAGTCTTCTCATAATCTCATCACGAATTTCTGGATATTCAGATGCAATATCCTTTAGAATAAGAACAAGAGTTTCTTGTCGTCTTTCAATCTCAATCATTTCTTCTGCAAGTTCTTTATTTTCTAGTAGTCCAGCCTTTTGCAACATATCTATGCGTTTAGATTCAATATCCATTACAAGTTTAATTGCAGCAGTTTTCGCACTAAGGTTGTTTGTTATGCTTGCTTCATCAATAACCTCATATGCTTTAGTAATCAATTTACTATAATGAGTATCTGCTCCAGCCAAAGCCTCTTTAGCACGAGCACGAATTACAGCATTATCGGAAGCCATCTGCTTCCATTCATCTATATATGCTACAACTCTTTGTCTTGGAATAGCAAGATCTTTAGAGATTTGAGTTGGATCATTGCCCTTAAGATATTCTCCAACAACTGTATTAACTTGATCTAAATGTTTAACTAAATCTTCTTCAGTTGTCATATGCTCCCTCAAGTCTATTTATTTCATCTTGTATATAAAAAATTGCCTTTTGTAAATCTTCAATTTGCTTTTGATCATCTTTAATTCCTGCTCTCCAAAGATATTTAAAAGCATTACCAATATTAAAATTTCTATGACGAGTAATTTGAATACACTCAACACCTGACGGATCAGACGTATAGTGTGATGGATGATTTACTTGGTCAACCGTAATATGAAATTTTTCATCTTTTGGTACTTCAGCAAATGCAGATACCCCAATGATATCCTCTACTTTACTTCTTTGTGGATTTCCAATACTCATCGTTTACTCTTTCTTAGTCCAAATTTTGCCAAATATACATAGATAGTTTCTACACTTGTACCGCATTCTTTTGCAATCTCATCTGGAGTTCTGCGATCTATTAAATATCTTTTACGCAGCCAAATTACAGAGGTGTATAACTTTGTTGCCATATTACTCTTTTCCTCCTATTGCCTTATTCCAATTATACAATGCCCAGTGTCCAATACCACAGGCATCTGCCACATCGTTATCTGCAATATTACGATCATAGTTTATATTAATAAACTTAATGGTTCTTTCTTTTCGCATTCCTCGTGCATATCCCTTATAC